GCAGGATTCGGATTGTAATATTCCCATCTATCCATCAGTCAATCCCCTTTGCTGTCTTATATCGTTTTGCCGCTTCTCTGGCTTTTGCGGCGTTCTGGCGATTCCACTTAGCGATCATAAGCCTGTCTTGCAGCTCTCTTAGGTCATTCTGCTTGCAGTAGTCCTTATATGCAGCATTTTGCTTCTGCAAAAGATAAGACTTCCGGTCAAGGTCTTGCTGTAATGCGAATTTCGCTTTTTCGTTCGGTGCATTGTCAACTCCTGCTTGCAGTCCAAGAACCTCTCTCTTCGTCTTGCGGATTCTTCGCTCATAAGTGCGCTGTCGCTGTTCTTTTTCGTACTGTTTACCTTTGTTGGCTTTGTCCTGCGCTGATAGTTCTGTATAGGGATTAAATTCCCCGTCACTTGCCCCAAAGCTATGCCGACAGTTGACCCCTGACAATCCACTTGCCGTTCCATATCCGGTCAATGAGAACGGTGGAAATTTCTTGCTCTTGCCAGAACGAGAGTATATCTTTCCTTGCCACCACGAATGATTTCCGGGATTTTCTCCACCGTCCCCCGTTCTCGCTCCCATGTGGGCACTGACCAGAACTAAATCCCAGTTCATTTCTTCCATGCGTTTTAGGGATATATCTCCCGTAGCCTGAGCCACGCCGGTTCTGACAGAACGTGCTACTGCTGTTTCAATCGTGTCTTTTCTGCCGGATGGATACGTGACGGTAACGCCGTTGCTTACAACATTGTTAACTGCCTCTTTGATGGCTTGCGTATATCCAACTGCCCCAGTCATTACATGATTATATGCAAGGTCGCATTGTTCGATATAGAGTCTCTGAGCGGCACTTGCGGTGGTTCGTGTGAAGTTCTTCCAATCTCCTAGACAGTGGTTCATATTCCGCTCCATGAGTCTTATCATAGCTGGCGACTGTTCGAGCGGTACAGGACTTAATCCTGCCGCCTTGTATACTTTATCATCATAGTTCATTGCAGTGATTCCGGCATCTTCAAACGCTTCAAGAAGTTCCTGCTGTTCACGTTTGGTGTATTTGGATAATTCTGCCAGAATGTCTTCTAACAGTTCACCGGATTCCTGTAGCGTTCTGATTCTCCACACATCGGCATTGGTTAGGATATAGTCTTCACCCCTGCCGATTCTTGCCATCATTCTCGACACGATCTCAGAGATGATATACTGATGCAGTTCTTCTGCAATTTGTTCACTGCCCTCTGTTATCCGGCGTAAATATTCTGGACTAAGTATAGTATATCACCTCTTTCGTCAAAAGTCGTGGTACATGTTTTGGTTTTTTTATGATTAACTAAAGCATTCGTTAATTATTCACAGATAATTCATAGTGTGTTTCAGACTTCCATAAATCACCAACACTTACGGTATGATGTCCGCCACTTCCTGTAATGGTAAAATAGCATTTATTATATGTACCGCTATAATTGGTAGTATTATCCGTGCAGAGAAAATAATCTCCCTCATCATCTAATCCACTAGGAAAGTCTGTCACATAGAATTTACCAATAAATCTCTCACTATCTTTTGATAAGATAGCGTACTTTGATTTATCATATCTAATACTTGTCCCACTTGTTGGTCTTGTACTTTCTTGTTTCCATGTGTTATCGACCATAAGTGTATCTGTTACTGTTTTAGCAACGGGGAACATAGCCATATATGATACACGCATCTGAGACTGAATCAACCATTTCGCAAATTGTTTTACTATTACTCCTTTATCATTGAATATATGGGATGAACCATGTTCGCAACATGGAGTAGTATCATCATTAGAATCATACATAGTTGTGTTCTCATATATTTCTAATGTATTCCATTCAGTTAATGATGTGAATTCTGCAATATTTACAGCCTTACCATCAACAGCAAACAAGATGCTGTTCAACATTTCATTTCCATGTTGCTTACCCCCAATAAAGCCACTACCAAAATGACTACTTCCAGAAGGTCTGCCATAAAGGCCAAAAGCAAACTCCCATTCTCCGTCTGTTGTAAGCTGTTTAATCTGTGTTAAATCTTCTTCACAGGAATATGCCCTGTCGATTCGCCATACATCAGTATGTTTTGCATCTACAACCGTATGAATAAATTTATACTGAATATATCCTTTATAAGTTGGAATATAAATATTCACTTCTTCTGTTGAAGTTGATGTTGTTATGGCGGAATATTGCAGATATTTTTTTCTAATAGTTGAAGCAACTTCTTCCTCTATCATATCCGCTACTTCTTGTCTACCTGTGGCTGGAAGTCCCAGTGAGTCTTTTAATTTAACCTCACCATCAATATAATCTGTTTCTATCCTAAAATATTTAGGTGATGTATTTGGAGTAAGAATAGAAACAACAAATAGATTTCCTGATTCGCAAAATCCTTTGTTGCCTACTGTAGGAAGTGGTGTTGAAGTATCGTTAATTAGGTATTTATTTACATTGTTAGCGGTAGAAATAGTATCATTTCTAAAAACGCAGATATAGAACTGCGTAGAGTCAGTACAATTTTCATCACACCAAAAATGAAAATCTTTGGTTGCTTTAAAATACATCATTTTGTAATTCGCTAACGGCATTGGTGAACCACCTTTTGTGTACTTACCATCTTCAATAGTTGTAAAAACAGATAAATCATCAGAAGTAAAAGAGCCATCTGTCTTACTGATTACATGAGCCAAATCTTCCTTTAACGAACCAGTTTCTTCCTTCAACGAAGCAACATCCGTCTTGTTCTGTTCAATCTGCTGCGCCTGTTCTGTCGTGGCTCCGGGTTTGACTGGATTCTTTTCAAGGTACTCATTTACTGCGGCTTTGATTTCTTCCGGCGAGATTTCACCGCCCATTCCCTTTAGGCACAATTCGTATAAATACTTCTCTTTTCTTGTGATTGGCTTCGGAATTTCACCCGTGTAATCACCTGTCAAGTACGCAAGATACTTTTCTTCCCTTGTTACTGGTTTATCTGCCATCTTTTTACTCCTCTCCGAATAATGTTGGCTCGTCTGGCTGAGCTTCTTTGACCATTGCTTTTGCTTCATCCTCTGTCATTCCCTCGAATTTCACAAAATACAACCATGCCGGAACTTTGCCAGTGGTCACATACTGCCACCATCTTGCACGGTCGTTTTCACGCACATACAAGATATCTCCGAAATCATAATTGACTTCGTAAGCTCCGACAGGTGCAAGCCCGTACAGGTCAGCGTAAACGTTCAATGCGTAAATAACTTCATCTAAACAAGATTCCAACTTATCCCTTACATCCTTGATAAACTGCACTGTCCTCTGCTGTTCTGCTTCTACTCCTGTAGCTGTCTGAATGCCGCTAGATTCGTTGAAAACAAAGTATCCATTGGAGAATCCAATCTTGTACCCTAACTGGCTTAAAATGGCATTTATGCCGCTTATACGGGTATCTGTGTTGAGGACCGGATTGATTTCCTGATAAAACTCTTTCTCGTCCTGTCCGAATACATTCTTGACAAAGTGCGGTAAGTTCATCTCATTGCGTCTGTTCTCCATGCCCTGTGGTGACATGGCTGCTACAGGTGTACCGCTTGGCATCAGTAGCCTATCATCTGCCAGAACTATCTTCTGAGAATCAAAAATTTCTCCGGCGTTTCTGCTGTATGCAATGTCGAGGTCTTTTAACTCTTCGATAGCTTCGGCAAATATTGGCAAACCCAATGGTGCGTTAATATCCACATTATTTGCCTGTGGCGTCCGCAGTACTCCGTACAGAGCTCCATCCAGTTTCTCACCGTTCGCTTTGAGTATCGGTGGTGTATCTGCCATTAGGTCAGCCCATTTGGTTTGTTTAAGGTCAATCTTATCTCCGATTGACTGAGGGGATTTTGATACATAAGCTCTGTTGGAAACATAATACGGATAGGTTGTCACTCCGTCCACTGTTGTCTCAATAAACCTGTGATATTCGAGCCTTGTGTAGTATTTTCTACCAACAGTATAAGAGTCCTTGAATATAATCCCTTTGATTTCCTGATTATCATAATCCACAATCATCACATCTGCCGGAGTAAATACGTCAAGGCTCTCACCGTTCGGCTTAATGAACACCGTTCCGTAAGCGCAGCCATATTCCACCCAGTGCCGAATCTGGAAGTATACCTTGTCAATCTGCTCCTGTAGCCACGTAGCCCTTGCAGAGCCATCTATCTGAATGCCGATCGCCAATGTTGCAAGTCTGGCAGTCTCAGAACACACAGATTTAGCAAAATTAATCGTCTTGATATTATTCTTTTCATCTAGCCATTCCGGTACTCCCCTGTAAATGTTCGCGCACCGGTTAATCAGGGATTCCATCTCTGGAAATTCTGCCGCCTGGATATTAAAGTCCTCTTCGGCTTGTTTTTTGAATATCATGTTAAACCACCTTTTTAGTGTTGTTATAAGTCCCATTTAATCACCTGAATTAGCTGATTTCAGCACATTTCTGATAAATTCTATATCTTTATTAAAATTCTTTATATCTTCGTCCTGTATCTCTGCCGGTTTATCATTCCACAATTCTCTTCCAGCTCTTTGTCCTTGGAAGAATTGGAATTTGTCCAGAATTTCCAAACATTTGAATATGTTTTCTTTACTATTCATTATGCACTGTAACCTCTCCTGTTAAACAACGGCTCATAAGCATACCTAAGCGCCGAGATTGCGTGGTCGTTTCCATCAGGATAACCACTTATTACATTTCCCTCTTTGTCCCGATCGTACTCATATTCCGTAATTTCCTTGTATGCGTTCGGCGTTCGCTTCGGGTCAATGACAAGGGTCTTAGTCTGTAAGAACTTAAAACCATACTCGATACTTCCCGGCCCTTTGATTGCTCCTCTGGCAGGAAGCCCGGCATCCCGGAAGTCGTTCACGGACTTAGGTTCCGCAGAATCACATATCATCGTATAATCGTCATAGCCTTTTTTCTTGATCCAATCAGCGGTCTTGGAGTTGCTCCATTTATTTACATACAATTCGTCAATCAGATATATCTTCTCTCTGGCAGAATCGTAATAAGTTCGGAGATAGCAGAAGGCATCCGGGTACCATCCATAATCTACGCCAGCGAAAACACGATCCATGCGACTGATTTCATCATCTGTAATATCTCTAATCTCCAGATATTCAAATACGTTTCCACCGTCGCCATTCGGAACGCCCAGGTATTCATGCTCATAGGCTTCTGGATTGATTTCTTTCAGATGCGCTGCATCGTCAATAAACTTCTGTCCGAGCCACTCCGCCGGGGCTTCCAGATAACTCGAATGATGAATAACTCTTTTCGGGTTAGGCGTGAGCTTGATCCTGTTTACCCAGTTTGATTTTGATTTTGGTGGGTTATATGATGAAAAATCATAGGATTCATCGCCACCACGAAGCACTGACTGATTAACAGAACGTTCCTGAGCATCTCCCTTCATTTGATCTTTTTCCTCTTTCCAGAGGATTCCGATATATCCAAACTCCGGCTTAATAGATTTTAGCTTGGTTTCATCATCCAGACCACGGAAGTATATTGTCTGTCCAGTCTTAATATACTTGATCTCAAGTGGCGACACCTTGCATTCAAATTCTTCCATCAATCCCAGTTCATTGATAGCCCATTTCATGTTAGCATATACAGAATCTTTCAGAGTACCGGCCACCTGTCTTGTAATGCAGGCGTGCATCTGAGGATTATTCTTGATAAGTTCAACAATCTTAAAAGCCACATATGAAGATTTCAGACCACCTCGACCGCCCTCAAACACATATTCAATATTAGGCTTAATCTGTCGGTTAATATCCACGAACGCCTTGCCAAGTACTCTGGCAGGAAGCTCGTATTTGCTTTCGTCTGATTTTGATACAGCTACCAACTGTTCCCATTTGTCCACCGCCTGCATATTTCCTTTAATAGCTTTATCGTATACAGCAGCTACAATACAAGCATTGTTGTTTGCATCCTCATCAGATATTCCCATCTTTGTGAGCTTCTTCTTTGCGACAGTCGGGGCGGGATTCTCAGCTATCATTTTTGCTAATTCAGAAAGGGTCTTTTTTTGACGGCGTACTTCTCCCGACTTAATACCGCCTTTTTTAGTTATTTCTCGGAGTTCGCTCGGAGTTCGTTCAGAATTCGGTATTAAATTTTTCTCATTTGCCATCCTATCAACATCCAATCATATCCTTTCTGAATTCAAAAAAATCCCCAGTATAGCAGTTATATACAAATATAATACCACACTGGGGAGATTTAGCTCTCTACCACTTTTATAAATTTTTAAGTTTTTTAAAGTCTGCCAATCAATTTGGCTAAATGATAATATTCCGCCATGACCTTGCGTTTGTAGCCATAAAAGTCATTCTCTGTTGCAGGAACCGTCCTGATCTTCTCCATTGTCCGATATCCGATGCTGTTGACGATACTGTCATAGATTTGCGATTCAATGCCGGGTGCATATTTGATAGATACCTGTAACAGATTGTATTTATCACTTTCGCTAAGATTCCGCAAGTGGCTTTGTAATGTCGGTATATCATCCGGCGGCACTCCGTAATCAATCAGTGTTGCCTTTCTCAGCTTCATTTATTTCACCTTCTTCATTCAAACTCCAGTCACATGGTATGCCTTGAAAACATTCTGGACAGTGTTCGTATAATCTGCAGCCTTTGCAATCCGCTGACTGTCCAGTACAATATTGCTGTAGTACGTGGTATGCTGATATAGCAAGGTTTGGCGTTATGTCTGGTGTAGGTTTGTTATTCATTCTTCTTCTCCTCCACCTCTTATCGCTTGCTTTTTATCGCTCGTTTTTTATCGCTTGTTTCTGTGATTTCTCTCAAGCAGGCATTCCAACCAACCGCAATAATATCTTTTTGTAATTCTACATTGTCAATTGGAACAATATACTCTTTTTTCTCAGGCAGCGGCTTAAATGGACACCAATCAGGAATCACATCATTGTTTGGAACTCTCCTACTATTCATTGCTCTGCACCAAAATTCGCTTATAAATTTGCATTTTCCGCAATTCTCTGGTGTATCTGTCACTAATACTGATTTACTCACCTACTTCACTTCCTCTCAGCATCAGGTTCAAAGTATTATACCCCGGGCAAGTCCTGACCCCGTTTCTAGTATCTCTTAACAGGACACAGTACGGATATAATGTCATGACCTCATAGACGTGTTCTGTGGTGTCCTCGCCACGCTGGCCAATGTATTTGAAGCACTTTCCCGGCCTAAGAAAATATCTTGCACATACATACGCTTTTGTTCCGAATATTGTACTTGCACTGCTCATTCAACTCTCCCCATCCTTCACGATTTTGATTGCAACTTCAAACGCATCAGTTTCACCCTCGAAATACTCCGATGCTTTCTGTAATGCAGCAGTTCTTGCCTTTTTTGTTTTCAACTGCTCCACAACCTTGTCCACATCAAAAGCTGTTTTACTTTCTTCTACTGATAAAATCCATGCACATTTATCCATGTGATCAACACATCTGTTTTTTGCCACAGTTTTCTTCACAAAATCGTTCTTTCAATTCTTCTGCATCTATTAATCTACTCATTCAACTCACCACCTTTCACAATTTCAATAGCTTTACTAATAAGGCATACCGTGCAGTCCGATGCTCTACACTCTTCTCCAAAACAATCTTTGGTCACTGGTGATGTCATTATTTTTTCAACTTCTTCTAATTGTTCAACAACCTTATCCACATCAAAAGCTGTCGGCTGTTCGTCAATAACTGCACCTATTGCAAAATCCATATCCGAATTTCCAAGAGAGTCAATTATTTTGTCTGCATCAATCAGTCTGCTCATCTACTTCACCCTCTTTCTCATTGAAATCCAAGTCAACTCTAATCACATCCGTTTCTATCGCTGAAAGGCAGCTTACTTTCAAGTTATAAAATGGTTTCAACAGCTTTGAACCGGTATTGAATGTATCGTAATCTTCCCAGCTTCTACCCGGATGGCATATCTGAATTTTATTGTCGCTTTCGGGATCGCCGCCAATTGCTGCTATCAAATCAATTAATTTCATTTATTCATCCTCCCACACTCCCAACAACCGCATTCTCTCATACAGTATAGCAACGGTCTTGCGTCTGTATCCGTAGAAGTCCTTCGGATTCATCGGGATATATCTTTCTTTGCTGATTTTCCTGTAACTCTTCCGGTGTAGGATATTCTCAGTAATCATATCCGCTATCACCGTGTTTTTCGGGCAAGCTGACAAGGCAGCACCGGAAAGCAGGTATCTGTACTCTGCCGGAAAGTCTTTCAGCATCGCGTTCAGTTTTTCTATGTCCTCAGCCGGAATACCGTAGTCTTTCAGCTTTTTATTCCTTGTCAGCATACTGTTCTCCTTTCTATTCGTCTGGGTGGTACTTATCATACATAATCGCCACGCATACAAGACCAACTACTCCAAATATGGTTCCAAGGATGAATACTAATATGAATGTAATCATGTTTCTTCCTCCTTTACATAATCTTCGCACTCTTCTGCGTATTCGTAGCTGTCCATCATGTCGCACCGGTTATCGCAACCGTCTTGTTTTTCACAGCAGATACAGCATTCTGTTTCGCCGTCCGGACACTCTAATTTACATCTTCCCATTTAGCCCTCCTTGTATGGTTCTGGCAACGATGTCCATGCAGTTACAGGCAATCTGAATTCTACAGGAGTCTCAATTTGCCCTGGAACTACAAAGGCTCCAATGCCGTCTCTTATTACTTCATATCTACCAATTGCCGGGATAAAGCCTTTAAGCAGTACAGCAACATCCTTGCCCGGCTCTGGCAGTTTCTTTTCGACTGGAATCCAATCGTTTTCATTTTCATCCAGTTCTAAGTCATCTTGAAGCTGTTCTATCATGTCCAGAACGTCTCTGGCGGTAATCATTTCGTGCTGTTCTGCCAGCTTCTTCATCTGATTGTGATAATCGGTTAATCTGTCTTTGATATGGCTCATGCTTCCACCTCGCTATCTTCTGGCATCTGAAAGACCATTTTATTCATAAGTGCTTTTCCAATAGTTTCAGCCAAAAGTTCATTTTCTTTCGATGCTGTTGCTTCTGCGAACATCTTTCCAATATTTGGAACTGTCATTGGAATCAACTCTGTGTCTGCATAGGCTTCCTGAACCATATCCAGTACTTTCATGGCTTTTGCTTTGGTGGAATATTCAGCGATAATGCAACAACTGCCTTGACTTCCGACATATATTGATGCCGCTCCATTAATATCTCGAATTGCAATACTGAAAGCATTATCAATATTTACTATTATTGTTTTATCCTGACTTCTGATTAACATTTTGCGTCCTCCTTATCTTCATAATTCATTACAATTGTAATTACCTGCACCAGAACTTTCTGAATCTGATCGTAAATGTGATGATCGTCAGTTCCGAAATGAGAGCACAATACTGCATTCTGTACGCCCGCAGAATAACAATCTGCCATAAAATCAGCACTGTATACATCGTCTTTATTATCAAGCTGTCCATATTCTCTCCACTGAGTGGTAATAAAATCTTCTACTTTTTCATCCACTACATCGTAGCTGTTTTTGTCTCCGTTAATATGTCTTACACAACGGTCAATGAATCCCAACTTGTCAACGTACATATACGCTTTTGCTGTTCCAGATGTATACTCTTTGAATGCCTGCTCAACCTGTTCTTTAAAATCCTCCGGCAGGTCAAAAATATCCACTTCCAGTCCTCTTGGAAGATTTATTGTATAACTTCCCATTTCCATCCTCACTTTCCCCACGTAGCAACTGACACGCTATTGTGCAGTCATCCATGATTAATTTATCCAAACCCTACCTGTCCGTTATTCTCCGGGATTCTTTAATACAATTCCTAACTCTTCTTTAATAGCGTTTACGTAATCAATCCATTCTGCCAGACCGTCATTGATATAATCAGCAGCCCGGTCAAGTCCATTTCTAAATCTCTGACAGCGTTTCTCGCCAAAACCGAAATCATCATGTAGAACAGCGATTGACAGTATTACGAATGAATCCGCTATAACCTCTTTTATCTTTTCTGATGCTTTATCAAGGTCTTTTACTGCCAGAGGGGTATGTATCCCGGTCGCACCCCGGAACTTGCATTCCTGTTCGAGGGCTTCAAGCCCGCCTTGTTTGACAATTCGTCTGGCGAGATCAAGGCCGTCCTCCCTGCCCCGTTCATATTCACGCATTTTATTCATTGTGTTAGACCTCCACACTTTTTTAGTTTTACCATCCGACAGCCCTCCTTATGTTTTCTGTTAAAGTATCAAACTGTCTTAGCATCTTCCGGCATCCGTTTCTAGTCACCTGCATATCTTCAGCGGAGTCATCTATCCAATATTTGCCATCAATCAGATAGCTGTTATCCAAGAATGTACGGAATCTGCATTTTGTAAGTCCGAATTTATTCATGATTTCTCTTTGTGTCAAGGACTCTACAAATTCACCGTCTGCTGCAACAATGTCATAAAGTTTCATTTTATCTCCTTGCTTATCTTTCTTATTCCGTACCCAACCGGAGTATATGCTCTGTCGGTACTGGGGTGGTTCGTCTTGAGCAAACCATCATCAACCAGATTATTGATATGCTTCCAGACCGTAGCTCTCCCGGCATCCACCCTTTCAGAAATCTCTGTAATCGACGGTGCATATCCAACCAGTTTAATATAACTGACGATATACGTATAAATTTCTTTCCTGAGAGCCTGCCCCTGCTCGTATCTATTCTTCGTGTTGTACATTCTTTCTCACTTCCCTCTGCTTAGAATCTAATAATTTATTAAAAGCAACTAGACAATTCTTAATAAACTGTTTATCATTATCATCAGGACACATTTCCGCATACTCTCCAAGTTCTATCAGACGATCAGTAGCCTGCTTGGAATATTCGTCTGTAAGTTCGGCTGAATAGAAATCTTTTATAGTTTTCCAAAATTCAGTCATAAACCTTTGAATATACGGAATATCCTTTGCTTCTACTTTTATTTTTATCATCTCCTTTGAATATTGTATACAATGTACTGTATACGCTCTATTTAATTTTATTTTATAAATATAATATATTTATATTATTTTAATATAAGTAACCCACAGTAACCGAGATGTAACCGTACTAATTCGTGTAAACCATTGATTTTACAGGTAGGTAACCGGGTAACCGAGTAACCCTGACTTTCTCATATAGGGAAACTTTTATACTCAATATGTGCATATAAATACTCAAATATATATATATAGAATCAAAGGTTACCTAGGTTACCCGGTTACCTTTTGGACGAATTGTTTGTTAATCAAACACAATATCGTCCGTAATCTCAAAATTATCATTACAATTAACAAATCCTTTTGGAATTTCATCCACAATTTTCAAAAACACACATTTGGTGACAATTCCGTCAAGTTTTTTTGCTTTGGTCGGATAACCTCTACTGTCGGTTTCCACAAGTCCCTTCTTAACAGCCCATGACAAAAATGCTTTTCTGGAGAATCTTCCGATTTTGCATAAATCATCAAACGCTGCGCTATAGATTATTGCAATTGACGTTTTTTCTACCGGATCATTGTCGATAATTCCCCATCTTTCTGTTTTTATATCCGGGTTATCATCGAATTTAATTCCGTTCATGGCAATCTTATCAAGCACGAACCAGTAAGCGCGTTCGTTTTCAGATACCATTTCTTTCTCTGTCAGAAGATTCTTAGCCGTCTCAATGTCAATGTACTGGCTATCATGGAACAGCTGATCTGTTGCGATTTTATCTGCTGTCAGGATAATGCTCATTGATATGCTTTGCTTCTGCATCTTGTCATCGTCCTGTATAAGCCCTTGATAGTGCTTTTGCAGGGCTTTTATATCATCAATGGACATTTCTTTGACTACATTTACAAAATCGATTCCTGCGTACCCGTAGTTCTTTTTAAGGGTATCTGCGGTAAGCTGCGGATCATCAAAAATTTTCTCAGAACACTCAACCTCGATGATTCGGTTAATCGCTCCGCCCTGGCTGACATACCCGGCCAGTGGACGTTCACCGTTAGTAAGGATACAATTCTGCCAGCGATTCTCCCGGTTAACGCCCAGTTCCTTGTTGGAACGGCTCTTTCCTTTTCCGGAACATAAATCGTATACAATACCTTCAAAATTATCTCTGATTTTAGCCGACACTTTAGAGGTATCATCCAGAATCAGCGGTAAGTTGTTTAGCATATCAGACTTAGCTTCCAAGGCCACATCTGTTGTCTTGAAGTCTCCTATATATCGTGATTCGCCTGGATTCGCCCAGACGGAAGCTCCCAACATAAGCGTCACAGTCTTACCGCCCTCGGTTTCACCCCATAAGTCCACAAAAAACGGAAGAGCGCCGACCAGTTTAATTAGAATGCTTGCAAAACTTGCAGCCAACATGATTTTTGGTTCGATTCTTCCAGTAGCACGAACCTTTTTTACATGTTCATACCACTCTGCTCTGCTGCCACCTACACTGATACTTTCGTATAACTGTCGAAATCTCATATCACCATCAAATACGATATTCTTGTCGTAAGGCAGGAAATAATCTCGAATCCACCCGATTTTACTAGAGGAATATTGGATGTTGATATAATCATCATTTGCATTCTCAACGTCTGACAGATACCGTACGAGGAACTTCGCATTCTCAGAAGTCACTGAAATACCAAGCGCGGATAAACCAACAATTTTACTGGCTGATGCAACCATAGTTTTCGGTACAATAACCTCGGACCATTTATTATTCCTCTTATAGATTAACTTTATCTGTTCTTCCCCAGTCTCCAGATTCTTCATTCGTTCAATCGGAAGAATAGGATGATAACAGGCTATAATGTCCGGTGATCCTGGATTTGTGTTTGATATTCTGATTCCGTCATCATCTGCTATCCAGTTAAGACATTTCATTCTGTCATATTCACAATCGGAGAAATTAGTCCACTGATCCAGCATAGATAACGTCCTATTGCTTTTCTCTTGCTCGATTATCTGTTTCTGAACCTTGGTATAAGCTTTTAGTAAATCTTCAAATTTCTTCTTAACTCCAAGCTCTTTCGCTCTGTCCAGAAGAGTCAATGTCAAACGTGCCTTGTAAATCTCATCTTCTTGCTTGAATATCTCATTAAACACTTCTTCTTCCAGAATTGATTCTGATGTGAGCTTGTTAATCTGTTCCATTTTCTTTAATCACCTTCTTCCAATCCTGTTAGAAATCCATGCTTATATAATGCAAGCTGTAATTTGTTCCATGCTTCACACCAGCCATCTGATAATGGCCTTGCTCTGCCAAGAATAGACCTGTAAAAATCAATATCGGACAAACATTCCTGCAATTCTTCATTCTTCTTCCGTTCTGCTTTCTCTCTCATTTCTTTTTGCTTCTGAGCGTGATATATTGCCATTCTGGACGAAAAATCAGGTTTATGGTATGTTCCACCAAGAATCTGAAAAGCTGTCTTAAAATCGCAATTATCCATATTCTGAACGAAAGTAAAAATATCTCCGACCGATCCACAGCCGAAACAGTAAAAGGAATCATCGTATATCTTACACGAAGCTGACTTTTCATTATGGAATGGGCAACTGATAAAGCCAGCTCTGTTCGGAATCATTCCGTATCTAGCAAGAACATCTCTCATGCTGTTCTGCTGCTTAATTTCTTCTTTCGTCATGTCAGCAACTCCACGATTCGCCGTCCAGTCTCTTCTTTTGTACAGAATTCAAACTGGACGTTATATCGGTCTCTGATAGTGCAAAGGGAGCGAAACAGAGAAACTCCTTTAATTTCTTTCTGAATATATTTTTCTTTCATTCGTATTGTTCTCCCATTGATGTTTTTTGTTCTCCAACGAAACCGCTCCATTTCTGGCTGGTAAAAAAAATACACATCTTCAAGGCACTTTACATCCTCGCCGTGTTCGCAAAGAATGACTAGCTTTGATTTATTGTCAATAGGCTTTAACAGCTCTCTTTTAAATCTCTCATGTTGAGCGCATACATTTCCATATAACTCTTGAAGGTCTTTTTTTGTATCTATAGATAATGGAATAACTGTTTCCAGATCCTTTTTACATACTTTCTTTTTGCTGTCAATAATAGATTGAATCTCATCTGTAATCTTACAGTAATCGCCAAATGGAAGTGGTACAGGGACAAGAATCGCCCCCATATTTTCCATTTGTTTGTGTTTAACAGAATTTGACTTTCCATGTGAACCGGAAAACTGGTTTTTATCTACTGCAATTTTCACAAAATCACCTCTTAATTGAAAGGAAGTTCTTCATCGATTCCATCCGGGATATTCATAAATCCATCTGTACCAGCTGGATTCGCTCCCATGATAGCTTCTTCTTTCAGATGATCGTCATACGCTTTTGTGGTACGCTCTTCTGGAATATCTGCATCTTTGATTCCTTCCACGCTGCGGAACCATGCAAGCTTGTGGCGTTTCACTTCTTTATTGTCGTACCAGTCTTTCTCCAGACGGAAGATGCCACCGATCAGCTTGCCTTTGAACTGCTGCCCGAAGTTATCGCCCCACTTAACAGCAAAGCCCGGATTTGACTTTTCTACGCATGTAATGAATGTTTTGAGATTACGAACACCATAATCTACACTCTCGTCAATAACCATGTAGTTTGTGCCTGCATTCGGGTATTTCTTGTCTGGACGAATATCGTTCTCAAACTGCTTCATAAAGTAACCTGCCTGCTCGTCTCCATCTGCAAAATCAAACAGGATAACAATCATATTCAGTCCGCTCTGAGACTGACGTTCAGACACCTGTTTAATCACCATTTTATGACCGCCAAGCTTAATTGGTTCAAATTCTCCTGCTGCCTGTGTTGTATCATAGCTATTTGGTTTCTGCATTGTCTGCTCCTCCTAATTCGTAATAATCTCTAATAATCTTATCTACTGCTGCCAGATCATTGTCTATGGTCAGTGAATCAAACATACCAATCGGTGATTTGCTGACAGCTCCCTGACTTGCCTGAGTGACAAATAAATGCTTTCCACTTTCTTCAATGCAACGGAGAACTATCGTAAACATGCCCTCCACGCAAACTTTTTCATCCAAAAGTTTTCCTATTGTCTTTGGCTTTACATCTCCAGAATCGTCCTTATCTTCGTGCATCATAAGATATACGACTTTATTTTCAGGGACTTTTGTCACAATGAACTGAATAAGATTCCAGAAATAGTCTCCAATATCATTGTACAGAGCGAATACCGCATTGCCTTTTCCAGCAGAAGCGTGTCCACGCATAAAGTGGTTCGTGATAAGATAACCTGCATCATCAATTACAATTGACTCTGCTTTTGATGCGATCAGGCACTTCATTACCTGCTGGTAATCATCTGTAAACCATCCGTCAATTTTCCCCTTGAATGGAAGTGGCTTGTTTAATACTCTGATAAGGTTCCAGTTTTTGTTTTGACAGTTTCTAAGACTAGTACTTTTACCGGAACCAGATTTTCCAATAATCAATACTGGTGTTGCCATTGTTATTCCTCCTTGTCATAAACCACATGTTTACTGCCCTCAATAATCAGCAAGCTTGCAATGTCTTTCATTGATAAGGTTGATTCGTTATAGATTTCGACCAGCGCGTTGTATGCGTCTGATGAAACCTTTACAACCTGATTATCTTTCCCAGTTACCAGTTGCTTCTTTCTTGCCGGAATACGGATTTCAAATTCACTCACCGATATTTTCCTCCTTATATGATTTCTGAGCCGTTAAAAGCCCGTTCAGAGCCTGTACGTAGCTCGCCAATGTTCTTGCCTTATATGATTCTTCAATAGGATTATCTGCCACAATAGAAAGCTGCCCATCTATCAAATCAAGAATTTCATTAATCCTCTCCTGCATCTTTCTCCACCTCACTAAAAAAACAGTAAACATTGTCAGAACCATCTCCCCTTGCAGGGCTAATACTGCCACCCGGAAGCAATCCACTGGCACTGTGATATTCAAGATGATTCAGGTACATGTCTGGGTTTTCCCAGTCGATAATGTACTGCTTTCGCTTATTCAACTCTGACAGAAGCTCATTTACTGTCGTTATCAGTTCCATTGTCGGTAGAAGTTTCAGCTCCATTTGATTCAACATCCAACGGACACCTCCCATCTATCAGAAGTTCCAACAAGAAAGCTTTAATTATTCTGAGGCTTTCACGACTTTCTTTCTCATAAAATGGGTTAAAAGATACGTTTTGGTACAAATCCCATTTAAATTTGTCTTTGAGAAGGAGAACATCTTCTTCCCTTTTAACCCCTCTTACTCCCAAACCGTAGCCCGAAAAATCAAAGGTGATATTTGCTGCCGGAACTTCGTTCACAACTCTTTTACAAAGTTCATAAATTTCATCAATCTCTTTCTCAAACATCTTCTTATCCTCCTTATTTCTTACCAGTCTGCTTTCATCTGGCGCACCGCCCATGCTGCCGAGATGCCAAAAAAGATGTTCAGCCAGATAGGTATGTCCACATATTTCCCGGCAAGCATACAAACAGCAATTAGCATATACTCTTTCATTTTATTTCATTTCTCCTGCAATCCACGCAAGGTTGCTCGCCACCAGTGCGGCAGCTGTTACAATCCATGCAGTGAACCATCTTTTTGACTTTTTCTTGCTTTCTTCGACAATTTCTGTCGCAAGAATGAACTCAAGTTCGTCCCATGTCGGAACATTTTCACATTTATTTGTGCTATTTCTGCTCATATCGTGCTAATTTCTCCTTTTTTGGTATTTACAATTAGCAGATACGAAGTTATAATTAACCTGTACCTACTAAGTGTGGTTTAGTTGGTGCAAAGCTCCGGGGCGGAGATGTCGACTCCCTCCGGGGCACTATCACTTTAATGCTTCTTTCCCTCTCCAGACATATCCTGTTTCTTCCCAGAGCTTTCTTGGAGAGATAACAAATTCTATTCTTCCAGAACCTTTTCTGTCGTGAATCACTTTATTCCCACGATACGCCGTGCCGATAGGCAACCATCCATAAATAATCCCCGCTCTGACAGATGGTATAGGAATGCCTGTCATTTTACTCACATCTGATACTGTCAGGCGTTCGTTTGAAAACTCCGGCATCTGTGGGATACCAGATATGATTCTTGCCACTTCTGCGGCAAACTGATGAACCTGTGCATTCTGCTCTATATAATTATCAATTGCACTCATATAAACCTCTTTTCTAACTGATACTCATTTGAGCGTTACAGTCACGTATCATCATTACTGTATTGGTGCATGGATGCCAATTTCTGACATATTCCATAGATTCTTCAAATCTCAGCTTAGGGATGTTATTACGGGCATTTACTGCGAAGTAAGTCTTTATATCCCTGTTGCATTCAGCAAATACTTTCTTACCAATTTCCTTGTAAGCATTTGACTCTTTCCCACCAAGGTGAGCAATTACGACACTTGATACTAAGTCTCTAATAGATTCCTGCTGCGCGTAGTCAATAGTCATGGTGTTTTCAAGTCTGTTAAGCCGTTCTTCGTGATCTAAGAACCCTGTCGCAATAACCTGTATCTGTTCAACTGTCGTCAGTGGCTTCTGGTATGAGCCTGTCTTTCTGATCGTCGGAAGAACTTCATCCATAACCCATGATTCAAATTTCTCTGCCGATGGAAGTTTCGATTTCATAATCAAGCGGTACAAATCTCCCTCTGTTATGAAACTCGCTTCCTGATTCCTGCCGAGAGAATCTGTGAGGTGGTGTTTTACCACCCCACGGCAATGCTGTTTAAGTGCATTAACCGTGTCCTTGTAGCCAAGAGCTTTCGCAACGTCAGCTCCAACAAAATACGGTTTCCCGTCAATTTCTGCTGTTCGGATGTCCCCGAACTCTTCTGAATTAAAAATCTGTAATTCGTTCATGTTTCTCCTTTCTAATTTGAATTAACTACTTCTTTCTTATCTGATTTTTTCCCCAGATTATTCTCGGAAAAGCTTTCCGTCTTACCGAGAATATATCCTTTGTCAAATTCTGACATATTAGGAATCGCTTCTTTCAGCTTTTCAACGATTCTTTTTTCTTTTTCTGACATATACGCACCTCTTTTCTTGTGATATACTCTCCTGTAAAGGAGGTGTTCATTTGATAACAAGATATCAATATAAAATATTGAAAAAAGCTTTAAGAAATTGTGGATTTACTCCTAGTAATCAGCGTGAAGTAGATGCTTGCAAATACCTTTTCAACAAAAAATGCTTTATGCGCTCAAGATCGCAAGATCACGCATATGAAATTACACAAGCGGGTGAAGTCGCCATGAAAGCATATTTTCAAGATATATCCAGATTTTGGATAACAACTGTTCTGTCCATCATTGCGCTGATTACAGGTCTTTTCTCAATCTCTATACAATCAGAGCCACTATTGCAATTATTAGAGAAACTATTGCAATAGCTCCTAATACATGTGTATCGGTAGATAATGAATCTACATAATGCGAATACATCTGCAAAGTTTCTTTCACTGTAAATTCAACGTCTACCTGTTCACATGGTTCTTTTTCAAAGATACAGTCCATATCTACTGCCCCGCCAAACGGAATAGGCTCATCTGGAGGAACAATCCTTCTTTCTGGCATCTTTAAATCTCCTTTTTCACCTGTCAGAACTGCTTTCTTGATTTTGTTTGTCTGGTCTTGCAAATCCCAGATACGATTCCACAGGTCAGAAATTGTTTTGTCGATTTCTTTTTTCTTGCGCTTCACTGTTTTCACCTCCTTTGTTTACCTTGTAAACACAGTATAGTCCCTCAGGCAACATTTGTCAATACCTTTTTGTTGACTTCGTAAACATTTTATGATATTATATTCTCAGAAAGGAGGAATTAAATTGAAAGACAGGTTTAAAGAGTTGCGAAAAGAATTAAACGTAACTCAACAAGAATTTGCAGACAAACTAAAGATAAGTAGGAATTTTGTAGCGCAAATTGAAATGGGAAGCAAAGTTCCATCAGATCGGACTATTGATGATGTTTGCAGAGAATTTAACGTAAACGAAGAATGGCTAAGAAGTGGAACTGGAGAAATGTTTCAGCCAGAGAACAAAAATGATGAAATTTCTAAGCTGTTCGGAAATGTTCTAAAGTCTAGTGACGATGATTTTAAATACCGTCTCATCAATGCTCTAGCAAAACTGGATGATTCTGGATGGGATAACTTAGAAAAGCTCCTAGACACGATTTACGAAAAGAAATGAGAAAATAGCCAAGGGCAATGCGCAAACCCTTGGCTTTTCTTTTTAACCGATTAATGTTTTTATGAAAACGTATATCGACCTCAGCCAACATCTGTTTTCTATCTTTTGTATCATTTCAATAATTTCTTTCTTATAATCCATAAATAACCCTCCCTGTCACAACTACCGCCTACATTACAGTATATGTCCGGCTGTGGGAAATAGAACCGAACATTAGTTCTCTTTTGCTATTATACCACCTATTCCGACTCTTGGCAACTGCCAATGATATACATGAACTCTCACTATTTTATAGAAAAAAACATTTCTTTTTCATCTAAATCACTCTATTTCATTCTAAATCTTTACAACGCGTTCTCAAAATGATAAAATAAAAATACCACGAATAACCGTACTTTACATAATATTGCAAAATCAGCGGTACAAAATACATAATCCGCATGAAAAGTGCGAAACGTGTCGAAAACATATCAGGAGGGTGTTTATCATGGATGAAAAGAAAAAATATTGTAAGCACTGCGGAGAACTTATTGACGACGACTGCATAGTGTGTCCTAAGTGCGGAAAACAAGTAGAGCAGTTGGTTTCTAACAACAGAGACATCATCATTAACAATTCCGCATCTTCCTCTGCGTCCTCAGCGGCAAGTTCAGGTACGCCGTATATAAGACGGAAAATGCCATGGTATTTAAGTTGGTTTTGGATTTTCATTTTAGGAATCTTCACTGGTGGAATTTATTGGATTGTAGGAATTGTAATGAGAGTCAATTGGAAATCGCATAATTAATAAAAAACCACCCCGGCATTGGCGTACCGAGGTGGCATTTATACATCTCCGAAGAAATGTAATATTCTGGCAAAACATATTGTATCATCTTCGGAGCAGTCGAGCAAGACAGAAAATTTGTTCGGCTGTTATTTTTATACCTAAATACAGCTACAGAAAGAGGGAATAAAAATGGCGAAGAAAAGAAAGAAATACCCGAAGCTCCCCAACAGTTTCGGAACAATACGATACCTGGGCGGCAACCGCAGGAATCCATTTGCGGTCCATCCTCCGGCAGTACTGGATGAAAAGACTGGAAAGCCCGTCCGCCCGCCTGCAATCTGCTATGTAGATGACTGGATTAAAGGATTTACTGTACTGACCGCATACAAGGCAGGAACATATCAGTCAGGGATGGAACGGGATCTTGAGATATCACCTGCAACGGACGTAGATACCCTAATTACTCGTTTGATTGCTGACTACAATACAATCAAGGGTGTCGAGGATAAACACCCGGAAATCAAGAAATTGACGTTCTCAGAGGTATACGAGAAGTTTTACGCATGGAAGTTTCCAGAGGGTTCAAAACTTTCTTATAGTTCAAAGATAGCTTACCAGACCGCTTACTCAAACTGCACGGCTCTGTATAATCGTGTATTCGAGGATTTAAAAGCACCTGATCTGCAAAAAGTCATTGATGGCTGCCCGTTAAAGCGTCAGAGCCTCATGGCAATTCTTACACTGTTCAAGCAGATGTATAAATATGCTGTTTACTCAGAAATTGTAACGGAAAACAAGGCGTTATATGTCCATGTCAATGCTGATAATGACACCGAACATGGAACACCATTTTCTGATCAGGAGATGCAAGTGCTATGGAATAATGCCAACGATCCAGAAGTGCAGCTCATTCTTATTATGTGTTACTCCGGCTGGAGAATCGGTGAAGTGTTAAAACTTACAACCAACTTAGAAGAAGGATACTTTCAAGGCGGCATCAAAACAAAAGCCGGTAAAAACAGAATTGTCCCAATACATCCCGCTATATACCATTTTGTCGAACAGAAAGTGCTGACACAAGATGGAAAATTATGCGTGTATACTCAGCAGCATCACAGAAAAGCGTTGTTCTATCCTACACTGGAACGTTTAGGAATAGTCGGTGATCCGAAGCACACTCCGCATGACTGCCGGCATACATTTTCTGCCCTGTGTGAAAAATATGGAGTCAGGGAGAACGATCGTAAGAGAATGCTCGGTCATTCATTCGGCGGTGATGTTACAAACGCCGTTTACGGTCACCGGACATTGGAAGAACTCCGAACAGAGATTGAGAAAATAAAAGTCCCATTTGTGACTAACTGTGACTAACGGAATCTTATTTTATCAATTTTATTCATCACAATTCAGAACATAAAAACGCGTGAAACCCTTGTAAAATTAACATTTTCAGCGATTTTACAAGGAATTCACTCATTTCATTTTCATTATTCTAATTGTATTCAATTAGGGCATTAATTAGAACTATGCAAATGTCAGAAAGTCCTTTAAATACAGTACTTTAGAGGATATTCAATTAGGAAATAATTTTTTTTGTTTGTGACTAACGTGTGTCCAACGAACTAATAGGATTTACAAAACGAAATGATACAATATGTTATAAGAAGCATGATTCCCGGGGTACTATCCCCGGGAGCTTTTATTTATAAATTTTTGAAATTCTGGTAAATACGCCCTTCGGGACAAACTCAAATACGAACCCATCATCATTCGGGTACGGGATTCTGACGAAGTACCATTTTAGCCCGGAACTGTCTGTTTCGGTGTATTTCATTACCTCTACAACTGCACCTTTTTTCAGCTTTGGAAACAGTTTAGATGGGCTATTTTTGTTTGATTTTGTATAGCATTTTGTGTCTTTTTTAATCTGCGCAATGTAAGCTCTGGTGTTCTGCTTTTTGACTGTATCTGAGTCTGAAACTGGCGTTGTATCTTTAACTAAACTGTAGTTTGGAGTGCAGAATTTTGTTCCCGGGAGGTTGCTGTTGTAGTAGCTTTTCTGGCATACTCCACCACCATTTGCGATAATTGTAGAGCCGCCAGAAGTGTTTCCCTCAACTGTCCAGAACCGATCTCCTGACACTTTTATTACGATTCCGGTGTGTGTAAATGTGCCATTTCGATAAAAAATAACAATATCTCCAACCTTTGGATTGCTATTTAAAGTGAACAAATCCGCCATTGTCGGACAGTAAACGTATGGCCAGTGCTTCAAGAGTTTCTTCGCTGTGTCTAAGCCAAATGCTTTCATCGTGCACCATGAAACAAACGCTGCGCACCACGGCTGTCCCTGATAATCCGGCTTAATATCTCGCCAGTATTTTGTATAATTATTTTCTCCGGCATTTGCCGTCTTACTATCAAGCTGACTATTGCTTGCCTTTTCGAGATATCCGATTTCGTTCTTTGCAATCTGGATTAATTTGTCAATTGCGTTCATGCTCTTATCCTCACTTTCTGGAAAATATGTCTTTAATGCATCGTAAACAAACTTCTGTCTGCTCTTATATGCCCCGACTTGGTTTCCTGTATCGGTCTGGCAGGCTGCATAGAGATTGTCGAGTGCATATGGTTTCTGAGTCTTTGCCAGAATCCTCGTTACTGTCCCTAGTCCACCTTGGTGTCTAAAGTTCACGCACATGGCTTGCGCTCTAGCGTCCGTAACGCCCTGTTTAAAGGCTTCTTCTGCATAGGTGGTTAATTGTTCATCCATAAGGCTATCTTGGCATTTGATACCCAAATCGGACGAAATAAGGGCAACTATGGTGTCGGCAAGCTGTGACACTCTTGAAATATTAAAGCATTCCCAATTTGCGGTCTGAACTTGTTCTAAAAGTCTGACCTTGTCTATTTTCTCCCACTGTTCCGGGTCGGCATTGTAAATTCGTTCCAGAAGCGTTTTGGCTTCGGTTGCATACCATGCTCCTGCCCCGATCGTGATTGCGTGTTCTTCAGAAGAATTGGTGTAGGCTTCTGTGAAGTCCGAATAATCCTGCTGTCCATAAACCTGTCCGCCGGTTTCGACTGCGTAAATAATCTTTCTGAGAACTGCTTTTTGATTATTTGTCATGCGAAAATCCTCTCAAATTTTTCTTTCACATATATTACGTTTACTGTAGTAAGCTTGCTCTTTCTACCGTCCCATCCTCATTCAGTACATAGCCATCCTTTTGAAGTCTTTCAATTACCTTCTTATTCCACAACTCAGGAACATCTGTCCATTTTTTTAATCCATTAATAACTCTTTCTTTGTAAAATTTAACCATTATTTTCACCTCCGATTGTCGAAACTAATGTAGCCAGTTCGTCCAAGGCTGAATCATGCGTTGATACAAGTTCGGCCAGACCGTCAATACCATCACCATTAATCAGAATTTTACGATTAGATTCCGCATTAAGCATTTGCATCACAACATCTAACTTCTCAGACATCTCATTCAGCCTGTTTGAAACTCGATTAATGGCTTTGTAGATATTTGTAATTTCCTTTTTATCCATATGCGCCTCCTGTTCTTAGCCATTCAGCTATAAATAATTCATTAATTTACTTTCCTGATTGTCTGATACTGTTCACGAATATTCAGTTTCTCTTGACTTGACGGGAAAATTGTGTTTGTCGCAAATCCTTTTAACCGCCTTACGGCGGTAGATGGGATTTACTAGGATTTTAGAAACATAAGCAGGGAGCAACGCCAAGAGTGTAGCTGACGCCGTTGTAGTACGATTCTCCGCCTAAGTCCACATGACAGAATTTGCTTGTGCTGCTGGAGTAAGGCGAACGTTCCCAATAGCGGCCAGACACGAAATTACTGTTAAAGTACGGTTTCTTATATCTATTAGCAGTCGCATTCTTAAAATACTGATACTGCTTTCCTTCACCTGCGTAAGAATACGTTGTGCTACCAAAAATCTCAATTTCAGACAGTAAAAACGCATAGTCATTTGAGACTTTAATCGTACTACTTTTACTTCCCACAGATGTCAACTTCTTGACCTGCTTCATCATGTTCTGAATATAAGTAGGCAAGCATTTCTTGTACACATTATTACACCATGTACGTCTTGCGCAGCCTTCCCAACCATCACTGTTTGTGCTTAAACTGTTTATATAACCACATTCATGTGATGCATCATAGGAGTTATTATATTCTGTCGTAGTGTCTAAATACAACATACGTTCTGTCTGAATTGTAATCGCAGCTTTGGTCTTGCCATTGATAGCAGTCACTAAATCATCATGTTCAATCCCGATAATCACATAAGCGTAATCATTTGCCTTGTGTGACTCACTTACGCCAGTTGCAGGCATGGCGTTATGATGAATTGTCCTCTTGTCGCCAACCGCCCAATAATCTCCAATGTTGATTTTACCTGCGTAGTGCGCTTCAATCATCTTTGCAATTTCAGCATCCGTTCCGTCGGCAAATGTGACAATCTTCAAATCCTCTTCTGGTTCGCCGAGAAGTCTGTTACCCGCATCGTAGTTATATACGCCATCGGTAGAATATGGAAACAGTGCAAAGTAATATTGCTTGCCGTTTGTCAGCCCTGTAACGGTATATCCTGTTGTTTTGTATTTATCTCTCGTTGTATTATCAACCACAAGTGTTCCGTCATCTGGATTTGCGGGATAGCCTGTTTCTTTCATTACAAGTTTTGTACCAGCCCATGTAGAGAATGTTGAACCACTGATTACCGTGTTTTCAGGGTCTTGCCATTTAATCGTGACAGATGCGTTTAAGTTCTCGATCGTTGGGTTGTTTACGGGCTTGGGAGTAACGGTTGTGCCACCACCTTTTGCGTGGAGTGTTCCGTCTTCATCTATGAATGTTGTCTTGCCGTCAGGTTTAACCTTACCAACTGTTTCGATTGTAGCAATCGGAACAGTTGCGTCACTTCCCTTGTCTCCTTTTGGTCCTTTGATATTGACTGTTTCGGGATTGGTAATTCCATCAGTGTTACTCCAACTTATATTCCCATCAGTGTCCACATTTGGGACGAACGTAGTACCTTTTTCTCCCTGCGGTCCAGTATCTCCTTTTGCACCCGTATCGCCTTGCGGCCCGGTAATATTTACTGTCTGGGGGTTTTCAAGTCCTCCGTCATTACTCCAACTTATGTTTCCTTTGCTGTCTACAACAGGAGTGAATGTGGTTCCTTGCGCACCAGTATCTCCTTGCTCACCTTTTGGACCAACTGGACCTTGTTCACCTTGCGGCCCAGTATCGCCTTTTAGACCCTGTACTCCCTGTTCTCCTTTTTCTCCGGGGTCTCCTCTTACGCCCTGCGGTCCTGGGTCGCCCTTTGGGCCTTGCGGACCAGTCGGTCCCTGCGGTCCTTGAATCTTGCCAGCATTGTTCCAATTCGTGCCGTCGAAAACCCACATTTCTCCGTCTATTAAATATGCATCGTTCTTCTCTGCACTCAGGGGGAGGTCTGCCTCAGATTCTTTTGTACCAAGGACATTAAGAGATGTTCCATCATTTCCTTGTTCACCCTTTTCTCCTCGCGGGCCTTGCGGACCAACTGGCCCCTGCGGACCAACGTCTCCTTTTTCACCTTTTGGGCCTTGCACTCCTTGAGGTCCCATAATATTCCCAACATTTTCACTATCACCATCTGAAAATGTTATTGTCAAATTTCCATCTATGTCAATGTTAACCGCTGTGATAGAGACACCCCTCAGTGATTCTTTCTGCTCAGGTGTCAGCGATTCAAATGTCACGGTGCCATCCACGCCCTTTTCTCCCGGATCACCTTTATCTCCTTTTTCACCTTTGGGACCTTGCGGGCCAACAAATTCTCCGGCATTAACCATCTCTGAAATGTCCTCAATGGAACACAACCGCCTTACATCATTAGCCGCAAATGCAATGTATAAGGCTTTACCAGATGGAACGGACGGGTCATTGCCAAGAATCGCAACGGGCTCTCCGGGACGAATTTTCGACGTATCAAAATCGGCGTACATACCGCGCCGGAATTGTATTGTGTATGTATTGGCCATATTAGACTTACCTCCTTATGAAAGGAAATTATTTTTTATGTAATCCTTTACGGAATCAAGATTTTTCTGCACATCGTCATTCATCACAAGGAAATTACCTTTATTATTCTGACTGATGATACTTCCCGTGTTTTCGTCTACTTCTGAATAGGTGTAAGCGATGCGGCTTCCCTCTCCAGTACTAAGATTCATAAAACTTGTTAAAATCTTCTTCATAATATTACCTCCATCTGATTGATAATGCTTAATCTGTCGTTAGTAAGTTCTGATTCATAATCCGGTTCCGAGACCTCTGTTTCTTCTGACTCATAATTTGGTTCCGGGATTTCTATATCTCTTGCGTCTGTATAAGCTGTATCTCCCCGGTCAGTAAATCGCATATGTTCATATTCAATTTGTCTTGCTTTGATTTCGAACGAAAATTTAAGTCCCGGAGTTCCTTTTACAACAAAATAATTCTGCTCTTTCTCAGCTATCCAGCAGTCGCCCTCTCCTTCTCTTTGCAAGAACACATAATATTTAATGCCGACATTTGCAGATTCCTGAAAGATATCATCTATGTCAATCATACAAGTCCCGTCATCCGATATTACAGATTCGCCGATATCTCCAAAGAATGGGGTTGGCATTTCATAGCAGTAAAAGAGCTGTTCATCATAGTCTACCGTCGAAACTGATCTTGATTTTGTCCCGTTTACTTTCAACTTCCCTCTGATAGAAGCATCTGCAAGGTCTGTCCCCGTGCTTGCACTGTAGAAATGTCCACTGGCTTCTACATGTGTACCTGCTTCAACTTTTTTTGATGTCGAAACGCTGCCCGCCGAAACACTAGTATCAATCGAGGCTGAGCTTGCGTGTACGGTTCCTGTATAAAGATTGATTCCTCTAATTCGTGTTCCATACAACGTGCCGTACCCCGGTACATATACTCCTGTATTCGTCTCTGAATAGATCTCTCCAGCTGAAGCATCTAGCGTTACTTCTCCATACGTGCCACTTGCTGAAAGCTTTTTAAGTCCAACTTTCCATCCTGCTAATTCGCCCGTGTTAATATAATCGGCATTCATGTACACATTGCCATTTGATAGATACAAACCTTTATTATTACTGTTATCGCTTAGCACATCAATAATCTCTTGTTTAGACATTTTCCCTATGTCGAGATCACTAAGTGCATTGTCTGTATAGCGGTTCGCGTTTGATAACGCTGTCGAAGCTTTATCTTCCGCAACGCTGTATATTGTATCGCCGTTTGTTAACGCAAATGTATTAGGCCTGAGCGTAACATTTCCGTAGTTATCAATCGCAAATGTTGATACCCCAGAACTGTTTGTAACGTTGATGTTTTTCAAGCTAATCAAATCGGCTGAAATCTGGCCAGACTTAATATAGGAAGCATTTATGTACAGATGCCCGTTCTGCATATAAATTCCCTCTTGCTTACCGTTATCCGTTAAAGCGTTAAAAACTCTTTCAAAATTGACAATTTTTTTAGCATCCAGTTCCTGCCAAGCGCCATCAGTCCCAGAAAACATATATACCTGGCTTGTAGAGAAGTTCATGAAAATCGAGCCGTCATGCTTTTCATATTCTTCCCTTTTCCACTCAGATGCCGGATAGTTCTGCAATGTTGGCACATACGTGCCATAATAGTTTGGGATAGTCACATTACGAACTGCCCCATCCACAACGTCCTTGGCGATCTGCTCAATAGTTCTGCTTTTTAGCGTAAAGTTTTCAACCTCTAATGTGACAGCGCCTGTATCAGCGTCTATTCTTAATGTAACATTCCCGTTATTATCTTTCGCTGTGAAACCTCTTGTGTTAATCCATTCTGATTGGATCCCAATAGCATACAGGATGTTCAGAACAGCATCCCCATTACTGTCAAAGCCTGCTTTCCAAGTCTGACCTCCATCTACTGACAAAAAGAATCCATCGACACCTGTCTTATAAATTACTTTAGAATCAGCAAGTGTAGGTTTGTCATGGCGATATGAAATTGTCGAGCCGTCTACCTGAACTTCTTCTGTATAGTAGAATCCAAGGGTGTTCGCTGCAAGCTCATTCATTTGCTTGAGCTTTACGTCATATGCAGATAGCTTTTTCTCTGCGTCTTTTTTTGCTTGCTCTACCGCTGCCTGCTGCTCACCAATAAACTCGCTTGCATCTTCTTCAGCACTCTTTGCGCTACAGCTCCATGATGTTGAGCCACCGAACACAAATTCTACATTAGTTGTAAATGATCTAAAGACACGATTCTTTGTATCAATAAATTCGACTGGGTCGCCGAAAGTGGCGTATCCGTTTGCGATTCCGTCGCATGAGAAAGGACGCATTCGCAAACCGATTAATTGATTTCCAATAGCTTCGACTCCTGCCTGTGCATTTCCTGACAATAGCTGATTATCAATAGTAATTACATAGCCGTCCTGACCCGACATATATTCGGTCTCATCTTCTACGTATTTGGCGCCTGTTACAACAACATCGTCTACGTCATATTGTAGATTCTGAATTGAAAATAACGCGTGATAATCGTTATTGCTTAACGTACCACCATCAATCACAGTCCCTGTTGTCCACGGATTAAGCGTGCCACCATCCAGATCATCACCATTTGTCCAATTTTTTACTGTTCCACCATCGTAAATATCCGTATTGGTAAATGTCTTATCAAACGTAATAATCCTGAGTAAGTCATTTTCGTCGATTCTTGCATTTCCACCGGCTATTCCGGCACACATTCCGATTACTGTACGGTATGTTGCATTAGATGGCGCTTTCTGAATCTGGAAGTCCGCATTTGGGAACATTGCATCTCCAAGAGTGATTCCACATTGCTGACAGCATTCTGAGAGCAGTTCCTTGACTGTACAAGGAAAAGACAGGTTAGAATCATATGTCTTATCAGCGTTGTGCATTTTATCTAAGAGAGAAAGACTTATTTCACTCGCTGTCGCAGGTTTTTTCGATACAATGTAAGTACCTCTTTTTATAGTTTCAATCCTGTCGGATAACTGCACACTGAGAAAGACAACAAACCTTGCAGCGTTAAAGTTATATCCGTCAAAGCGTCCGTCATCATTTACTAATGATAAGCTTGCCGTTTTTTCTATTGCTACACCCACTGGGAAGTCCCCAGAGTCTGCTGAATCTACAAGACTATTTCCAGACAAGTAAAAGTCTTTTTTGCCTAATTTAAGAGTTGTGCCATTTGACAATGTAACATTTGCTGTCACGTAATAATTTCTGTTTGTAAGAGATTCTTTCTTCAACTGAGTAGATACATTTATCAAATCGGCTCAATCCTCCTTACATTGATAGACAAATCTGTCCACTTTTCTTCCCCGTCTTTCAGGGTTTGCGCAGCCATGTTAAAATTTGATGCGTAGAATGTTCTGTCTATCCAGCTTCCCGGAACAGTAGGGTCTTTATGATGGAATGTGAATTGGCTTTTGTTAAGCACAGTATTTAGTATGGTTGCTATTTCATCCCACGTAAGCTCGCCCCATTGCATGTCATACCCACCTATGGTTCCCATTGGAGAATTATGCATAACTAAATCCTGACTTCTCTTAGAATCTTCCGTAGATGTGGTTGCGAACACCGGTTTGTAACTATCCGGTGCTCTTATAACAACATTGTCTATTTTGAATTGTTCCTGTGCCATATTCTTCTCCTTATGCTAACTCAAACGGGTTCTTCCCGTTCCGGTTTCTTCTCATTTCGGCTTCACTAATAATAATATCTAACAGTTTTCTACCAGATGCATTAACTGTAACATTGTAAGTATTTCCGTCTCCCTGCCTTTTTCCTGATTCTTCCCGGACGATCTGGCGCAACAGGCTCTCCGGCGCTTCCAGGTTATTGCCTTTTTTCTGATCACCTAGTACTGCGAGGAATTCTGACCTTGGTGGAATAACTGCACCACTGGCCAGATATGGGATAGTTCCGATACGTGGAAATGTTGCATGAAATCCGATAGTCTTTGAACCAAACGGTGTTGGAACGGTCCAAGGCCCGAAAGAGAAAGCAGATTCAATTCCGCCAATTGCATTATTAATCATCCCAACCGCATTATTAACAATGCTGATTGCCTGATTAATCGGAGCTTTAATAAAATTCACAATGCCTTCAAATGCAGATCTGACTGCATCTCTGGCGGCATTAAACTTATTAGTGATAGCATTTTTTATCGCTTCTACTTTATTGGAAACAAATGTAGTTACGTTTTCCCATGTTTGAGACGTCTTGTTCTTTACGCTGTCCCATACGCCTACAACTTTAGTTTTAATTGCATTAAACACTGTGCTGGCTGTGGATTTAAGAGAGTTCCAAAGGCCAGAAATTGTCTTTTTGATTGCGTTCCAGATTGTTGAAGTTAATGCCTTAATCGCATTCCAAGTAGTACTGATAATGCTCTTTATTATACTCAGCGCGCCTTTTGTTACGGTTTTAATTGCGTCCCATGTGCCAGTTATAATATCCTTAATAAGATTCCATATTCCATCCGCAATCTCTTTTATTCCCTGCCAAGCCAGTTCCCAGTCTCCTGTGAAAACGCCGACAAGAAAATCAATGATTCCGCTCAGTGTGTCTGCTACGTCACCAATTATTTTAATTAATGATTTTATGACTTTGATTGCCACAGTGCCTACAACGTCAATTATTTCTGCCACAACTGGAAGTAAATTCGCGATTATCCAGTTAATTAAAGGCACTAACACTGACTCCCACAGAAGCTTCAGAGAATCAATGAGTTTTCCGAGGAATGTTTCTATCTTTAAAATCGCGTCCCCTAATGGTCCCTCTAACAGCCCTTTGATTTGTTCCGCCAGTCCTTGTAGCACTGGAAGAATGTATGTGTTATATCCGGTTATCAGAGTTTCAAATATGCTTGATAGTCCATCTGCTATAGAATCAAAGAACGGCTTTACGTGTTCATCGTATAACCTTGATATTGCGTCACTAAGGTTTTGAACAACCGTTAAGACCCCACTTGTTACAATTTCTATTACTCCGAGACTACCCTCGATTGCTGACTTTAAAATGTCCTTGTTGTCGATAAAAGGCTGCGCAATCATGTTAAGGATATCTCTGCCAAGTTTTGCAGCCGTTTCTGTAAGAACCATTCCGATTTCAGCAAAGATTCCGATTAAATCCGCTGTAATCTGCTGTGCGGTTTCTCCACCAAAAACTGAGAAAACATCAGCGAAAGCAACTGCAAGATTTCCCGCGATTTGTGAAATTTCGGCATCGATGTTGAACATATCTATCAGATAGTTCTTTATTCTTTGCGTGTTCTGATTTAAAAACTTTTCAATTCCGCCTATAATGTTTTGCGCAATTGTCAATCCGATTCTGGCAAATGAGCCAGCAACTTGTCCAATTGCATATGCAAATGAATCTAAGAAATTATTTGCTGCTTTGGTAACTTCTGGGTCAGTGAAGATATCCTTTAAAGACTTCCATATGGAATCGAGATCTTTCTTTATTCCGTCAAAAATTGGCTCATAATCTCCTAATCCATCCCAGAATCCTTTTGCGATTAACTTAGCCAGCTGCTTAAATCTGTCGATTATCTTTTTTAGCGGTTTTGACATCTTATCAAGAACTGTCTCACCCTTTGCCATTTTTCCGTAATCAACATTTTGTACAGCATCTTTCATCTGATCTGCAAGTCCACCAGTCGCACTCGGCGTTTTTGACGATGAATCCGTACTTTTATCCGTTGAGTAATTATTTATTTCATCCAGTGGGCTGAGATACCCCTTTGCTGCCTTAGCAGCTTTCTTAGTTGCGTCCGCTGTATCATTTGTTGCATCCGCCAGCTTTTCGGCATTGTCGGCAGCATTTCCATATTGATCTGCCGTATCAGCTATTGCATCTGTCCCGGCAAGACCTGCACCACTCGCACCTGTTTGGCCAGATGATTTCTTTCCGGTGATTAACTCCGTAAATGACTTGAAGGCATTTGCCAGAGTTGCTAACTTACCGAGTAAGATATTGATAACTTTCAGAACAGGAGTAAAGAGGTTGATTAATCCCTGTCCGACTGTTGCCTTGAGAGACTGCAACTGCAACTGCATCACTCGTACCTGGTTTGCCCAGCTGTCAGAAGTACGGATGAAGTCTCCGGATGCCGCAGATAACTGTTTCTGCACAAAAGCCAGACGAAGGGCAACTTTCTCCTGTTCAGTCATTTCAGATGTGGTTTTTCCGTAGCCATTAGCCAGTGCGTACTGGTCGAGTGCCGACTGGCTCATTACCACGCCAAGATCCTTGAGTGTTTCCGTTTCACCAGTAAATACGGATTTCAGCTTGATGTAAGCTAAGTCCTGACTGATATTATAAAATGATGCTACATCACCAGTCAGCTGCGTCAGAGCCGTTGACATATCATAAGCCTGTGCTTCAGAGAAACCGAATGACTTAGACATTGCTCCGAACGTACCGACATACTGTTTTGCCATGGTTTCTGACAGTCCGGCAGAAGTCATGGCGTTCTTTGCAAATTCATTTACTTTGTCGGACATGGTGGTAAATGTAACATCGACCACGTTTTGAACTTCTGCCAGGTTAGAGCCGAGTTCCAGGCATTCTTTCCCAAGCTGGGCCAGTTTCCCAATTGCGAATGCTCCGCCAATCAGTATGCCTATTTTTTTTACTACGCTGCCAAGTCCGTTAAAAGACTGTCTGATTGCTGATACGCCGTTTTGCACACCTGATGTGTCCATTCTGGTATCAATAATGACTGAGCCATCAGCAGCCATGTGTCCACCTCCTAACTATTTGAGGTTCAACATCTCATTCAGCGCATCCTTGTACGCTTGCTCTTCATCGCTGAGACGTGTTTTTATATCAATGATGTTTTTATTTTCCTGATAGAATTTCTTTTCCCACTTATCTAGTTTTTCACCCTTTGTTTTTTTTGAACGGATTCCAACGACCGTATTAAACAAGCATTCGCCGGATTCCATGAAATATCCGAAAAACGTCCACCAGTGCATATAAGGCACTGCTCTGATTTCTTTTCCGGCAACCTTGTTTACTGCTGGTACAATCATATCTCCGTCCTGTTCCCAGTCCATCAAGCGGGGTTTTGGCTTATTCGGACTATCATCAATTTGACCGCAGTCGATAAACTCGCAGGCTTTCTGGCAAGCTTCTGTAAGATGTTCTGGGGGTATACTTTGCCAGTCCTCAAATAGAATCTGTAACATAACTACTGCTTTTGCTTGTTCGTCTAATTCTGGGTCGTTCATGGCAACCAGAATATCAATAATTACTCGAAAATCTGTCCTGATAGAAAAATCCACCCCACTGATATTTAGTGAGGTGGGTAACTCATAGGCGGTCATTTTATATACTTCTCCGTGTACTTATTAGCTGCTGCCTGCATTTTCTTCTTTCTCTTTTCAATTACCGGTGCAATTGCTTCTACAATTTTATCCAGAACAATGTAAACGAAAACCTGACCATTTCCAAATACAGTAGTTGCTGTGATTGGCTCTTTAAACAGGTCTTTTGATGCTTCATATCCGAGCAGATAGTTGATTTTATCTTCAATCTGTTTATTCAGTTCAGCCATTTCTTTACCTGATGTGGCTTTCTGAATAGAATCTTCGAACTGTTTAAAGTATTCTATTACTTCTTCCGCACGTGCTGCGACATTGATATCGGTTGGATTAAGCTTGAAAGAAGAAAAAACTTCGTCTTCGTTATTCGTGAATGTGAAATTAAGGATTCCATCATCAATGTTTGTGTTAATTGTTTTTGCCATTTTCTACGCCCTCCTAAAAATTATTCGCTGTCAGCTGTAAATGTACCGGAACTGATATCAAATTTTCCTTTTACTCGTTCACCGGTATAATTGACGGTAAATGGAATCTGATAGCCGGATGTATCACCGCCGTAGGAGGTCGGCACAACGTAGCAGTCCTGCTGATATGCTTCATATTTTCCTGCTGTGGCTTCTGTCCAAAGATGAACCTCAACTGCTTTTGTTTTGAGGTTGTCGTCTTTGAGACGTCCATCTACAATCTTCTGTAATGCTGTGAACAGGTCAGAAGTAGTGTCTGCATAGAACGGATCAGCGTCAGAAGAAACTTCGTAGCCGTTGTGTTTGAATGTGGATTCTCCGAGAATGTTCTTAGATGTTTCAGTGTCTGGATTGAGTTCGACATTGTACTCTTCCAGGTCTTTTCCAAGACGCTCATATTTTGATGTCAGTCCTCCACAAAGAGAACCTGCATCAATATAATGAGCCATGTATTTACGGTCAATCTTGCCTGTAACTGCCATAGAAATGTCCTTTCTGCCTATAACTTTTAAAAGGCTGTGTAGGTTAGCGACTATCTTCTATTGATAGCCGGTTGCTGTTTGCTATATTACTTCGTAAGTGTTTTCATAGCGTACCGATAATGGTAATAACCAGTCCTGCACGCCGTTCTCCTGCGGCTCTAATCCGTATGAATTATCACGTGTGATACGTTTTATCACTCGTCCCTGTGAAAGCTCTGGAAACGCATTTAAACGTGTCTCAGAGCCGTTTATAATAACTGGTTCCCGACACATCCATTTGCCGAGATTGTCAAGAAACTTCTGAACAGATAACTTCTGTCTCTCCTTGTCGGATGCTGTTCGGTATACCACATAAAATGGATACTGGCATACTTGATGCATCACGCCACAGACGTCTTCTTTTTCTGAGTAAACCAAAGCACCGTTGTCTGCCGAGAACGCAATCCCCGATTCTTTGCCAAGTTCCTCAAATTTGATTGTTTCATTTTCGTACAGTCCCGGATACTGGTTCAGAAGTGCTTTCATGGCATCTGTCAGAATCTCATATCCGGTTGCGTCTTTGCCAATTGGCTTATCTGCCATGTCGTCTACCTCCTGCTTGTGCTTTTACTTTGCGAATCCACGTACTGCCGTATTGTCGTTTTGCGGCATCAAACCAATGGGCTTGTGCCCGTGGATGAGCCTGTTTGGTGTATTCAAGATTTTCCTTTGCGGCTGTCTGACCAGAAAACTGACTGACAAGGACTTTCTTCGCATACTGCCGAGCGTAAGGGCTTCCAGTCAGCTCGTCCACCATCGTTTTTCCCATGTAAAGAAATCTGCCATAAGGTTCTGCCGCCGCACAAACAAAGCCTGTGCCTTGCATAGAGGAACTTCTTGCCCTTGTCTTATTGATAAAGTCTCCTGAAATCATCGGCATAAACGGAATCATACTGTCCATGACCATCCCATCAAGGAGATACTGAGCTTCTTGATACTGTCTGGAGAACCTGTCCATATTCAGTTTGATTTTCATATCTCCGTCAACTACGGAGAATCCTTTGAAATGATGAATTCTGCTCATATTATTTACCCAAAATCTCAAAGTGTGGAATTAGTGTATACGGACCACCAACACTGGTAATCTTGAACACGTTATCCTTATTCTTATTCATGTACTGATAGAATCCGCTCCGATAATCACTGTCAGTTATCGTTCCACCAGTCCACTCGCCCTCCCAGAAGAACGACTCGTCTGAGAATGTGATAGTATCTTCCAGAGCGTTGTTAATCTGCTGCTTCCACTCTTTAGGTGGTACCCATGGAAGAATCTTGCCGTCTTTATCAGCGATGGTTATATCGCCATTCTGGACAGTGTATCGAACATGTAACTGTGCGTTGTCTGTTGCGTCTGGCCCGTACTTCTTAAGGATTGCCCCCTTGTCCGTAATAAGGTCGACACCGGATAAAACGTGAGGGTACCAGTACGCATCTCCAGTCGTGGCACTTTCGTAGTAATTAAAAAGTGTAATTTTAGATGAATACATGATACCCTCTCCTTAATTATTCTTTCTGCACTGTCTGCTTAATAACCTGATTCACGCCAGTGGCTGACAATCCATTAAACATACCGACTGCAACTGCCGTGATATAATCCGTTGCCGGGAAATCCGGGATAATTCCCATTCCGACTGCTCCAAGAATCCCGCCAGTAATCGCCATAATTACTGGAATCCATTCATCAGAGATTCTTTTTGATGCTTTACAGCCCATTCCTACGATGTAGCAGATCATAACGATTGCTACGCATGAGCCTAATGTTGAAATGTCCATTATTTATCACTCCTTAATGCCTGAATAGCACTCATAAAACCGGCAGTATTTTTAGCCATTTTCGCAATGTTTTCAGGCTTTTTAAGTTCTTCAATAGTTTCACGGAATGCCTGTTTCACTTCGGGGTTTTCTCTAAATATCTTTTTCATATTTTCTCTTGAGCACTCAAGACAAATATCTGTACTCCAATGTGGTTTAAGTTCTTTCCCGCATTGTCTGCATTTCATATTCACACCCCCGCATATAGAATCGGTATCCCATCATCCGTCCTCACTCCCATCAACAGCGGTAAAGCTGTCTTAAGAAGTAAATCATTTGTTTTCTGCACATCTCCAGCAACACTGTATACTGCACTCCATTCCTTTGCACTCGCTCCAATCTGCTGAGGCGTGGCGTAGGAAATGGATTCACTGCCAGATGATACAGATGTTACAATGCCTGTTGAGATGTTCCCGACATTTATGTCGGTTACATTTGCCGATGCCTGATTGATAGCATTCTTTTCAGCAAGCTCAATCTGATACATTAATTCAGCCAATGAACAGACCGCCTTTTTGATACGTTTCTGAGAGTGTTCGTTTGTTGGCAGTCCGTCCACCAGTCTGTCAAACGTCATTGCGTCCACAAAATCACTGGCTCTTTCTGCCAGTCGTGGAAAGTCGGTTTCTGGCACGACGTTGCCGAATGATTCTGTATAGAATTTATAATCTGCATAAGCCATGCCAGTTACCTCCTACGTTTATGATTTCGCTGTTACGCTTGCACTTCCGGCGTTCAGTGCTTTATATGTTCCATCACACTCAACCACTGTGATCTTCTGTCCGGTTGCTGCCTTAATGTCAGCTTTTCCGTCCCAAGAAGTCCAGTTTCTGAGGTTCTGTCCATATCCAACAGTTGCTGCTTCTGCTGCAACTTTGTATTTATATACGTTGTTGGCATTTTCTTTAGCTGGATTTACGGTAATTTTTGTATTTCCGGTTGCTGTTCCAGCCGCAGATGTTACTGCCAGAGTGCCAAGCGTTGGTGTTTCGTCAATGGTAATTACTGCAATTGCATCAATGTACTCCGCAAAGAGCGTAAGCCCCATAACCGCAAACGCTTCGGACACTGCTGTGTGGTAGTTGCCCTGGGTGTGGAATCCGATCAGGTTTGTCTCGCCAGATACAGTGTATACAAGACCTGCTCTTGCGAAGTCAGATTCATTCGGATCAACATAGTACAGGACGATGTTCTCAACAGGGGTAGCGATAACCTGTCCTCTCGGAATCTCACCGTCAGATAACAGGAAGATAGTATTGAATCCCATAAAATCTTTCATGTACTGGAAGCCGAACTGGTTCTGAATAGTGATCTCAGCTGCTCCGAGGTATTCATATACATCCAGAATGTTCACAAATCCAACAACGCCAGTCACATTTCTGTGCATCTGTTTGAATTTGTTTTCAACACGACCCTTAGCCATTGCCAGAGCCATCTGGAATGTTGTTTCTGTGGAAGTAAGTGTACCAGTTTTCAGATAGTCATAGAATCTGCCGGTAACATCAGTCTGAAGCTGGAAAAGGAATTCATCATCGGTCATCTGAACAGCGTTCTCATAACCGTGATCCTTGATTGCTTCGATAGATACAGCCTTTGCGTATTTCTCAATGGTCATTTCCGCATAGTTCTTTTCTTTTACGGTAAACTTGCTGTAAGGGATTTCCTCACCCTCTGCCACCTTCCCACTCTGTAAAGTACCTTCTGCATACTTGGACTTGAGTACAGCACCCGGCTGTTTTTTGATAGGTCTCATGATGCCCAGAATGTCACGTAAGTGCTGCCAGTTTCTTTCAAATCTGGTTACAAAGTCAATTTCACGTGCTGTGACCTGGATATCATTACTCATAATAAGATTAGCTTTTGCTGTCATATAAAAAATCCTTTCTACCCATAATTGTTAAGGTATTGGGTTAGCGGCTATACTCTGGTGCATAGTCGGTGTAAAAATCACTGGAATAACTGGATATTCTGAGCGATTGCGGCCTGTCTCTCGGACGGGTCTTTGATCGCTTCAATATCTTTTTTGGTCATGCTTCCCGGTGTCTGCTGCTGCCCAACGTGAGTGGTGAATCTTGCCTGATTCTGCTGAGCCTGCTGCTGAGATTCATCCACAAAAGCGGATGCGTCAGACTGTTTCATCTGCTCAATCAGGTCGTTCAGTCCAAGAATTTTGCCGTCCTTCAACTTCAATCCTGCTTCCTTGATGTCTGCCATGACTGACTTCTTTGCAGCCTCACTGGAAAATTTAACATCATCAAGTGCTGTTTTAAGTGCGTCTGAGAAATCGCGGTCATAGATCTTCGCATTAAACTCTTTCTCTGCGTCCTCCGCTTTTTTCTTCCATCCAGCAAGCTCTGTCTGAATGTTCGCCGGGTCAATACCGTCAAAGCCTTTTAAGGTTTCTTCTGCTGTCTCAGCACGTTCTTTCCAGTCATCGCGTTCACCCTCGACTTTTGACAGAGTTTTCGCCACTTCTTTAGCATTCTTGTAATGCTCAGAGAGTGCTTTCTTCACATCTGCCTGCTTGTCCTCCGGGATCTCAATTCCAAATGATTTTAATGTGTCAATAAGTTTCTGCATAACATCCTCCTGGTCGTGTTTATTGACCTGCCGCCGCAGGTAAAATGGATTAAGCCAGTTAGACCACTGGCAAGGTAATCGGAAAGGGTGGACTTGAACCACCGACGTCAAGAACTATGCGTTCTCCGCTCTTCCAGCTGAGCTACATTCCGTGCCGCCTTTAACGGCCAGTTGACAGTGCAACTGAGTTGATTTTCACCAGAAGGCCCTCAGTATGCTTTGTTCGTCACCCTTTAGGATTTTTACAGCAATAACTTTTTTTCAGCATCATGATGTCGCGATTCAGCCAAATCATAGACCACCTGCAAGCAAACAGCATAATTCTAACCGAATCAAAGCGGAACGCCCGGAATCGAACCGGAACCCAGGGCGCGACCCTGTCAGTCTACCATTAACGTACATTCCACATAACCCGGATCCCCGGGTTAGCAAGGTATTTAACGTGTTATGCCTACCACGAGTTGTTTCGGATATTTATTTCTTTTTAAAAGAAAAGTATGAATAACAAAAACCTTAATCAAGGAGGTGTGCCATCTTGCGTGCCAGACGGCAAATACGCACGACAGGATTCGAACCTGTTTAAAACTTTCCATCAAAGCGTGCGTACCAGCTACTAAATTAAAGAAAGGAGGATTAAAACGAAAATGTCAAAAACAACCGTTTTACTTGTGCTTCCTGCTGCACAATTACATTATAACAGATTTCTTTTAACTACCTCTCTACCACTTTTGCGTTTTTAGAGCATATCACGAAGTTTTTCTACGTATCTCTTGACAAGATCACGTTCCTCCCGGCACTCTGCATCCTTGGACATATCGCTCATTTCTGTTGTGAGCTCGTCCAGATGTTCTTCCAGAGCGGCAAGCATCTTTCTTTTGCAGTCCTCAGATTTGCCGGAACGATAGCTCTGTTTCTGCGTCATGTAGTCGTCATAAGCATCTCGTCCGTCAGAACGGCTATAATGCCCTCTGACATAATGTTCACCACGTCTAGCATAAGAACTGCCTCTGTCGTAATCTGGCATCATTCTGCCGTCATTTGAACTGTATCTCCCCATACTGTCGCGCTTTCTTCCACGTTCACTGTAATCGTCATTGTATCCGCCACGCATCTCATCAAGGACAGTGTTGTAATACTCCACTTTTTTATCCCAGTACTGCGTATTCTTGACATCTTTATACATATCAATCAGTTTGTATGTCATTTCCAGATTTCCGGTAGTCAGCCCATTATCAGCGATTTTGGAAAGTTCATCTTCGATTCTTGCGCATAAGTCTTTAATGTCTCTCATAATCACACCTCCTACGCTTCTCTTGTTACAACAATGTTTGCGTTCGCAACAGAAATAGCCTGATCACTGGTGTTCTCTACTGCAATATTAACGCAACATCCGCGTGGTACATCCACGTAAATTCCGGAAGATACATTATTATACTGGTCTACTGCTGCCGGTGTGGAAATCATCTGAGAAGATAATACTGGTTCTCCAGAGATTGCAATTGCCAAAGAGATAGCTTCAACTGTACCACCTGCTGGAATCGCGATATTGCCAGAGAAGTCCACGAAAAATCTAGCCTTGCACTGGTTAGTCAGTCCTCTCAGAGTGATAATTCCGCTCCCCTCTCTGTGCTGAATGCAGTTAGAGCCTTTAACTGCTGTGTTTAAAAACACTACATTCCCTTTTGCTGCTACGGTCTGAGCAGCTACATTTGTAAATTCTGCCATAAAAATACTCCTTTCATATCACAAAAGGACAGGTTCTAGCCTGCCCCTATGTGTAATACGGCATAAGCCGACATCCGAAATCAATCGAAAGATACTCTCGATATGAAGTTATCAGCAATTGCATCCAGTGTTGCATCCGCATCCGTAATATGTGTTCGGGTTAGGAACCTGATATGCCGGGATCGGTGCCGGATTAATCGCATTAATGAGCTGCTGTGTCTGTGAAGCCATTGCAGTTGTAAGCAGTGCGCTCTGGCGGTCCTGAGAAGCAGCACGTCTGAGGTCGTTGTTTTCAGCCTGCAGGTTAGAAATCTTTTCATTGCAAAGATAGTCAAGAATGGCTCTTGTTCCAGCGTTCTGACTGTCAATAATGTCTCTTGTATTGCTGTTCATGGTGTTCTGCAATGCGCAGGTGTTCTGTGCCATATTGTAATTTACGCCCTGAATTGCTTCTCTGGTTTCGCAGCAACAGTTCGCAAGCTGTGCCTGGAGCGCATTGGTATTCTGCATATTCGCTACAGTGTCAGCGTTAATAGCCTGCTGGATGCCAAAGCCAGTCTGCATGATGTTTGTATTGATTCCATTAAATCCGGTAAGCATACCGTTATTCATGGCATAGAAGCCATCACACAGGCCGCTATTGATTCCGTCAAGTTTGCTGATTACTGCGGAATTGTCAAATCCTCTCTGAATATCCGCCTGAGTAGCTGCCGTGGCTGCATATCCGCCGCCATTGCCGTTATTGCCCCATCCGTTGTTTCCCCATCCGAAGAAAGCAAAAATGAATAAAACAATAATCCACCAGCTACCATCTCCGCCAAACATGCCGTCATTATTTCTACCATTTCCAGTAGCAGCGGCAATATCTGCTAAACTATAATTTCCATCCATAATAAAAACTCCTTTTTTGTATTTACATCAATCTGGCCAGATTGCAATGTACTATTTCATTCTTTTCAACATATGTTGGAATTGTCCTGCCATCTGTTGGACCTGATTAAGTTGCTGCTGAGAAATCCGTCCAGACTGTAGCATCTTCTCAACTTCTGCTTTCGGGTCCCCCTTAAAATTCTGCCTAAACTGCATAAACTGCTGTATCATCTGCATTGGTCCATTTCCCTGCGGCATCCCACCGCCAAGTGCGTTAAATAATGGATTACTCATCTGCATTTCCTCCCTTGGTCGCTGATTCCTGTA